CTGCCATTTGTGTTTTTCTCCTTAAGGAAAGAATGGGTTTATTTGTGAGCAACACAATCCAATCCCTTCCTGACATAACGCCAGAAGAGTCTCTCCACAGATGACACAATGGGATGAGTCCTCTGGGATTATTACGCTTTAGAATCGGATTGTATTACCCGATTAAAGGTGAGGCATTAATGAAAGAACCAACAAGGAATCTTTTAGTAATACGTCTTTAACTTTAATCAGAGGATTGCTCCTCCTGCATATATTTATACGAAATAATTTTACGGATTCCCGAACCCCTTGACAGCTGACCAAAAATCTGGTATTCTAGGTGGCATGGACCTTACCATCTTTTACTATGAAAAATAAAATGATAGCGGTAGCAATGTTTTCACCTTTTCTTTTTGTGAATCCAGCATTTGCTCAGTATTACCAGCAAGCCCAATACAATCCACCAACTATAGTGAGTAACTCAAGTCAACCGATTATTGTTCCTCCAACTGTCATCATGCCATCTGACCAAAATGCATCTAAGAAATCTTGTAGGCATAGTGTAGTTGATTTGTTTCTGTTTCGAGTCAGCACAACTTCTGGCGATTGCACCCCGTAGATGGTTGACATACCAAGTAAAATCTGATACACTGGGGGAGCATATGCTCTCCTTTTTTATGGAAACTTTTGAACAAACTTGTTACAAACCATATGATAGGCATGATTATAAATTAATTTTTACTAATAACACATCAAAAATCTTTGATAACTATATGGATGTGCAAGCAGTATGGTTTCAAACAGCTAAGCAATTCGTAAGTCACATTGAAGTATTGAATAAAAAGAAAAAAACTAACCCAAAAGGATTCTAAATAAACAGGATAAATGGAGATAACTTGATGGAACAGGAAGTGCTGGGTGTTCATCACATTGCAGAATTGTGTCAATGTAATGCCGAACTCTTAAACAACTCTGAATACATTAGCACTTCCCTAAGGCAAGCAGTGCAACATGCGAATGCCACATTACTTGAAGAAGTTAAATACGAATTCACCCCACAAGGAATCACTGCATTGTGTCTGCTATCAGAAAGTCACATCAGTATTCATACGTGGCCAGAGAAACACTATGCTGCCGTTGACATCTTTACCTGTGGAGACCACACCATGCCAGACAAGGCTTGCCAATTCATGGTAGATGCGTTAGAATGCAAGCAACCAAAAATGACCGTATTGAAACGAGGTATCTAATGGAAATCATAGCTTATACTCTAGAAAATTGCCCTTCATGTGGATATTTAAAAGAACTTTTTAATAGAGCAAATGTAGATTACAATGAAGTGGTAGTAAGAAAAGATATTACGGTTGAAGAATTTGGTCAACTTTATCCTGGCATTGGTAATTTCCCATATGTAATAATTGATGGAGAAGTTGTGGGTGATTTGCTATCAGTAGCTAAACTCTTTGTGCAAAAGGGATTGGTAAGTTCTAAGAAGGAATGATGATGGCAATTCTTGAAGACATCTCTGATATCGTAAACAAAGCTATTGACCTTGCTTTTATAGAAGAAAAATATCAATTAAATTTTTATAGTTATCTTCAAGGAGAACAATGCAAACGGTCTGCTGTGTTGCAATTTATTAATTCTGGTTTAGGATTGGCGTTAGCAAATCAGATAGAAGAAATCGATGTGTACCTTGAAGGTGGGGAAACAGCAGCATTTGTTCGTGAATCTTATAGTTGGATGGGTAAACCTCGTGCTCGTAAAGTGCGAGACTATTTGAATAAAATTCTAGAGGATGCTCAAAAATATGAACAATCAAAACGACCAGGAAGAAAACCTGGAAGCAAGAATAAAAACAAACCAACAGTTACAACTAAATAAAGGTATAGAATTCATGCTGCGTAGGAGGGTTGATAAAATCAAACCTAAACATGAATTCAAACTGAGTAAAACATTCAGCCTCCTACGCAGAACATTCCATTTAAATTTGGGGTTCTCTTGGGAGGTTGACAAACCAACAAGAGGGTAGTAAGATGGAGTCAGCAACACCATATATCCTGTTCTTCTGTGGAGCAGGTATCATCGGTTCATTTGTTATCGGGTTTATGCTTGGATGGTTCGGAAACGATATTGTCTATGCTTTTCTAAACAAGAATAGGATTCAACCAATGCATCCTGAAATGTTTGATGAACATGGTAATGTAGTTCCAGATGAAGTTATTGCTTTTAGATTCGAAAACGCAGACGATTCAGAGGAGTACGACGACGAGGATTAAATGATTCTAATTGATATGAATCAGATTATGATTAGTAATCTGATGATGCAGTTGAAAGGTGATGCTCTTAATGAAAATCTTGTTAGACATATGGTGCTCACAGCATTGCGAGCATTTGAACGACAATACTCTCCCATGTATGGGGAAGTAGTGTTGGCATATGATTCCAAACACTATTGGCGTAAGGAAGCATTCCCGTATTACAAACAGAATAGAAAGAAAGATCGTGAAGCATCTAATTTAGATTGGGGAGCGATCTTTGAAGTCTTGAATAAGATTCGAGATGAGATTAAGAACTTCTTTCCTTACAAAGTAGTTGAGGTTTATGGTGCTGAAGCAGACGATGTTATCAGCACACTCACTACCTTCCAAGCATACAAAAACATTAAGCTTGAGAAGCAAGGTAAAGAAGCAGAGAAAGTTTTGATTCTTTCTGGTGATAAAGATTTTATACAACTTCAGAAGTATCCCTTTGTGAAGCAGTATAATCCTATTCTCAAGAAAGAGATTAAACACGAAAACCCTAGAGAATATATCTTAGAACATATCATCAAGGGTGATAAATCAGATGGTATTCCCAACTTCCTATCTGATGACGATACATTCGTAGCAAACAAAAGACAGAAACCTATAAGTAAGAAAAACTTAGAAAAGTGGGTGACTCTATCACCATCGGATTTCTGTTTAAGTAAAGAAGCATTGGAAAACTACGAGCGCAATAAGAATCTTATTGACCTTGATTGTATTCCAGAGCATCTAGCGGTAGAGATTGTAAGTTATTACAAGGCACTAAATAATTCTGAAAAGAAAGTTCCCCTAGAATACTTTCAACAACATCAACTCACCAAGTTGATGGAGGAATTTGTATTTCGTAACACACAACCACAATTTAACTTGAACTGATATGGCAACTGATACTTATAGACCTTTGATTTCAGAAGTTCTTCGCAAGGTCAACAACGCTAAAACTAAAGCAGAAAAGACAGAACTTTTACTCAAATACAATAGCCAAACTCTTCGTAGTTTGTTTATCTGGAACTTTGATGAGAGTGTAAAGTCAGCACTTCCAGAAGGTGATGTTCCTTTCACTGCTAACCCAGCACCAGAAGGAACTGATCACATTCGTCTAGAGAATGAAGTTAAGAAGTTCTTCTACTTTATTGAAGGTGCTTCTACTATCTCTAAAACTAAGCGAGAGCAAATCTTCTTAGGCATGATTGAATCACTACATCCTGATGAAGCAGAAGTTTTGATTCTTGTTAAGGATAAGAACCTCCAGAAGAAGTTTACTCGTATCTCACGAGCTCTTATTGAAGAGACCTTCCCCCAAATCAAATGGGGAGGTCGCAGTTAATGAAAATTCTCCATGAGAATTGTGACCCTAAACTAGCAGACGATAGAAGTTTGCCTTATACTGCATACCTTGTTGAATACGAGATTGATGGAGCAAAGGCATTCGATATAGTTATCCCTGATAAAAAAGTAGAAATCTTTGATTATTATTGGGATAGATATCGTGAGGGATTGAAGGGATGGAAGCAAACGGAAGGCAGAATTAATCCAAAACTATGGGGATATCAACCAAAAGAATCTAAAAAGAAGAGGTAACAATGGCAATCGTAATTACCAATACTGGTAAACAAAAAGCATTAGAATATTTTGTGGGTAAAGATACTAGTCCAGAATCTTTAATTTTAAAACTTTATAGCAATAATATCTCTCCAGAAAGAGATGATACTCTTGATTTATATACAGAAGTAACTGGTGGTGGTTATGTTTCTAAAGCATTGACACCTGCCAGCTGGTCTATTACTGCTGGCACAGCAGAATACCCCCAGCAAGTATGGACATTTACTGGTACTGCTAGCAGCGTTTATGGATACTATGCTGTTTCTGCTACCAGTAATGAACTTATGTTTGCAGAAAGATTTGCTAGTGGACCATACACCATCACCACATCTGGTGATATCATTCGAGTAACACTTAACCTATCTTTAATTTAACATGACTGAACAAACTATTGACATTGAAGCACAAGAAGTGGTAGAATCCCCAGAGGTAGAACCACAAACTCCTTTCATTAACACTAAGATTAATGAGAAGGAATTGAAAAAAGTTATGAAACAATACAAGCGTTATCGTAAATCTATCCTCGCTGAAGTTCGTCGTCTAGATGGTGCCCCCCAATATGAATTCTGAAATTAAACTTATTTCTATCACTCAAGGTGCTGGAGAATTAGTTGAACAAACCGCGCAAGAAGTAATCTCTTACATTGCTCGTGTGAGTAATCCAAACAATCAACTGAACTTTGATACTGCTGCTGGTCTTCTTCGCTACTGCATCAAGCACAAGCATTGGAGCCCATTCGAACATGCTTACATGACTCTAGAGATTAATACCAATAGAGGAATTGCTCCACAGATTTTGCGCCATAGGAGTTTTACATTTCAAGAGTTTTCACAGAGGTATGCTGATACTAATCTGTTGACCGAAGATATTCCTTTGCCTGAACTTCGTAGACAGGATACAAAGAATCGTCAGAATTCTATTGATGACCTTGACCCTGAGTTAGTCAACGCATTTCAAACTAGAAATCGTATGCTATTTGCTGAGGCATCCGAGCTCTACGGCGACATGGTTGAGGCAGGAGTTGCTAAGGAGTGTGCTCGCTTTGCCCTGCCCCTAGCGGTGCCTACACGCCTCTACATGACTGGTTCGTGCCGTTCTTGGGTACACTACATCGACCTGCGCTCTGCCAATGGCACTCAGAAGGAGCACATGGATATCGCTGAGGGATGTAAGGAAATCTTTAAGACCCAGTTCCCAACGGTTGCGGAAGCACTGGAATGGTGATATACTAGGGTCACTACCAAAGACCCTATGAATATCTTCTATCTCAGCTACGACCCAGTAACCTGTGCCGCCGAGCACTGCGATAAGCATTGCGTGAAAATGATTGTTGAGTATGCTCAACTTCTTTCCACTGCTCATCGTGTGCTCGACGGCATTCCTTATATGGATAAGACCGCTAACAATCGTAACATCAAACGATTTAAGTTAGACGAACCACGAGAAAGCAATCTATACAAAGCATCTCATATCAATCACCCATCTAATATCTGGGTGCGACAATCCAGAAAACATTACAAATGGTTGTTTGAGTTGTATCAACAATGCTGTTATCAATATACTGATAGGTATAAAAAGTTCCATGCGTCTGAGTATCTTGTTGGTTACTTAACGCAAGCACCATTTAATATCCAAGACAATAAATGGTCAGATCCACCTCCTGCGATGCCTGATAAATACAAAGTGCCCGATGCGATTCAATCGTATCGCAACTATTATATTGGAGACAAGGCAGCATTTGCTACTTGGAAATCTCCTTCTACACCACCCCTATGGTTTACTGAACATGCCAACGTATAAATTCAAAGATAATAACACTGGTGAAGAGTTTGAGAAGTGGATGTATATGGCAGATAGGGAACCCTACCTTGCTGAAAATCCCCACATTCACCAGATGCCTACTCTTCTCCATGCCGTTTCTGAAGTAGGAAACTGGCAGAATAAAACCGATAGCGATTGGAAACACATTATCAATCGTGCTGCTGATACTCCTGGATCAACTGTAGAAAGGCTCTAATATGGCACCAAGAACTCGTAAGACCAAGCAAGTCGTTCCACCTGGGATGAGCATTAAACAAATGAAGCGTAAGAAACCACTAAACTTTGATACATTTGCTAAAGACATTGAACCGTTGACAGATGCTCAACGTATCATGTTTGAGGCATGGGAAAAGGATAACCATCTTTTTGCTTATGGTGCTGCTGGAACAGGTAAAACATTTGTTGCGCTTTATCTAGCACTTAAGAGCGTTCTTGATGAGAGCACTCCTTATGAGAAAGTTTATATCGTTCGCTCACTTGTGGCAACTCGTGAGATTGGTTTCCTTCCTGGTGACCATGAAGATAAGTCATCGCTTTACCAGATTCCATATAAGAATATGGTCAAGTATATGTTTGAACTATCAAACGATGAAGAGTTCGAACTACTCTATGGTAACTTAAAGAATCAAGGCACCATTAGTTTCTGGTCTACATCATTCCTTCGTGGCACAACAATGGATAACTGTATCATTGTTGTGGATGAAATGCAAAACCTTAACTTCCACGAGCTTGATTCAATCATCACTCGTGTCGGTCAGGATTGTAGAATTATCTTCTCTGGTGACGTTGCCCAGAGTGACCTTATCAAAACCAATGAGCGCACTGGTATTCATGACTTCCAAAAGATTATCAACAGCATGGAAGAGTTTGAGTCAATTGAGTTTGGTGTCAATGATATTGTTCGCTCTGGTTTGGTTCGCAGTTATCTAATTAGTAAAATTAATTTGGGATTCTAAATGTTTATTCATTCTTCGTCATTCACTCCTATTGAACTTGAAGCTGTAATGGTTGATGGTCGTAGGCTATACCCTACACCTTCTGGTAAAAAACATCCTTCTATTACAACAGTTCTTGGAGTGTGCCCAGAGAAGAAAAAGAAACTGAACGAGTGGAGACAGAAAGTAGGGAAAGAGAAAGCCCAACGAATCACCACTCGTGCTGCTACTCGTGGCACTGGATTTCACGGGATAGTTGAAAATTATTTGAATAACTGCTATAATGTGGAGGAACATAAGAGTTCACCCCTCCCCCTCTTAATGTTTAAGAATGCTGTTCCGACACTTAATAGAATCACTAAGGTCTATTTACAAGAAGCAGCACTCTATTCTGACCACCTTGAAATTGCTGGGCGCGTAGATTGTATTGGTGAATTTGATGATATCCCATCTGTTATTGACTTCAAAACTTCTGCTGAAGAAAAGAAAGAAGAATGGATGGAAGATTATTACGTTCAAGAAACTGGATATGCGTGTATGTTTTATGAACTATATAAGACACGCATTAAACAACTGGTTACTCTTGTTGCATGTGAAGATGGCAACACACAAGTTGTTATCAAGCAACCCAAAAAAGAATATCTCGATAGATTAATCTACCTACGCGCACTGTACGAGGAAAAATATGGAGGATAAAGATAAACTAATTGAGGATAAATTTATGACTACTGTGAGATTCTCTACGGAAGTAGAGACACTTGTGAATAGTGATTCAATGAGTTACATTGACGCTATCATTCATTATTGTGACACTAATGATATTGAATTGGAATCAGTACCCAAACTGATTTCGAAACCACTGAAAGAGAAGCTGAAGTATGAAGCACAGCAACTCAACTACATGAAAAAAACATCCCGTGCGAAACTAATGCTAGTATGAGCGACTTTTTTGATTCCGATATTATCCGTGAAGAAGCACGGGAGATGGAAAGGTTACAGATGAAAGCAATGGAACTTACGCTTGCTGGACCATTGACTGGTGGTAGTAAAGTAGAACAACTCAACTACATCTATACTGTTCGTGAACTAGTAGAGAAACAACAGATTTTCTACGCAAGATTACGACTTTCTGACGACCCAAATGCCGTTGAGATGTGTAAAAACATTGAAGAAGGAGCTAAGATGCTCTATGGATGGTGGGAAACTGCAGATGTTCGTGAACTTATGCAAAGTATGCTTGACAAACTCACCGAGTTTGAACGAGAAGTCATAGAGGCAGAGGGTTGACGCCGCCCTCTGCCTGTGCTACAATAATCAAGTGAACAGGCGTCACACAAACCAAATCTAAAACAATCCGAGGTAATCCTATGTCTTTTGCTGATCTCAAGCGCAAATCCCAAACGTCTTTCTCTTCCCTCACTAAGGAACTAGAGAAAGCAAACTCTACTTCCAGTGGCGATGATCGCTTTTGGAAGCCCAGCGTTGACGCCGTTGGTAATGGTTTTGCCGTGATCCGTTTCCTCCCTGCTCCTGATGGTGAGGATATTCCTTTCGTGAAACTCTACTCCCATGCCTTCCAAGGTGATGGTGGTTGGTATATCGAAAACTCTTTGACCACTCTTGGTGGTAAAGACCCTGTTGGTGAAGTCAATCGTAAACTGTGGAACAGTGGTCGTGATGCCGATAAAGAAACTGCTCGTAAGCAGAAGCGTAAGCTCACTTACTACGCTAACATCTTTGTGGTGAGTGATAAAGCAAACCCAGAGAATGAAGGTCAGGTATTCCTGTATAAGTTCGGTAAGAAAATCTTTGATAAGATTACCGCTGCCATGCAACCTGAGTTTGAAGATGAAACCCCTGTGAATCCTTTTGATTTATGGGAAGGTGCTAACTTCAAACTGAAAATCACTAACGTTGCTGGGTATTGGAACTACGATAAGTCTGAGTTTGCTGCTCCCTCTGCTCTGAAAGCAGATGATTCTGAACTTGAAAAAGTATGGAAGCAAGCACATTCACTTCAGGCATTTACGTCTGCCGATAACTTCAAGTCCTATGAAGAACTTGAAGACCGTCTGAATCTGGTGCTGGGTATCACTAAGACCCCTGCTGCTGCTCGTGCTGCACAGGTGACCCGTGTGATGGATGAGGAAGAGGATGAAGAGTTCTCTGCTCCTGCCCCCCGCACTGCTCCTGCTAAGGTAGCTGTTGCTGCTGGTGCTGATGAAGATGACGACGCACTCAGTTACTTCGCTCGACTCGCTGAGGAAGACTGATTTTGAAAATCACATAACAAAAACTATTTGGGCGGCAAAAAAATCCGCCCATTTTTTTGTCTAAAAAGTTTTTTAGATTCCAGCGCGTTTTGTTTTAGTATCGATGTAGCTAGAGGAATCTGTGTATTCTAATAAGTTTTCAAATTGCACCACAAACTTCTGCAATAGGTCTGAACGCAGAATATAAATCTCTCTTCTACTATCATTTAAATTTTTTTCGTATTGATAGTTAGATACTTGCTCACACAATTCATTTCCTGCTTTTGTGAGGTATTGATTGGTGCCTCTATCATAGAATTTGTGTGTGGTGTCATAGTAATTTTTATCTACCACTAGATTTTCTTTTAGTAGAACTTCACCTAAACTATTTTTCAACTCTGTGGTTGCATAGTGATGTGTTCTATCAGCTGGCAGTAGATTTGCTTGTGCTGGTTCATAAGGGTCTGATTGATATGATCTATCAACAAAATCATACAATCTAGATTCTTTAATGGGCAAATCAAAATTGGTATTGATTAGATTGTTGGTTAAAAGAATAACCCAATCATAATCAGTACTACCATAGAATTTTTGAGAGATTAAATCTAATCTATCATCATCAGTGATAGTATATTTGTTATAATACACTGAATTGTTATAGATTGCATCGATTATATTTACTTTACGAAATAAATTCTTCGCCAACACATAAGTTTTCTCTGATACAGGAAAACTTAATGGCTTTTGATCGTATTCGATGTTTGGAATTTTGGAAAAAAACATTTTAGTAGTTGGTGGAGTCGTTTATTTCATCTGAAAATAAAAGTTTTAGTTCCGTAAATTGCAAGGTTAGTATTACAGCACTTGGAGCACCAGATTCAAAGGTTGACCAAGCACCATCTGCTGTGTAATTAACATCTACAGATCCAATAGCACATTTTTTATATTGTGTTACCCATTTACTATTATCTGTTTTATTTTTAAAAGTAACCTGCACTATATGAGGAACTTGAACTAAAACTTGAGTAGCATCTGTTGCTCTAGGCAACATAGCTTTTTTAAATGTGTTGCATATTGTTCTGATGTCATAAGATTCCTTTTCATTTCTGGCAGTCATTTTAAAAGTTAATCCAAATGTTCTAAGTTGTGGACCGCTATACAGAACTTCGGTGTTTGGATTCAGTATTTTACCTTGAGTAGATGCTAATACATCATTTATTTGCACCCCTCCACCAAATCCAGGAATGCCATTCATTCCCGCCTGTATTGCTCGTGCGGCAAACCAAGGCATCAATCCACCCTTCATACTATCCAATGATTTTACGGCACTTTGCACTCCAGCCTCCAATTTTTGGTTGTCTGCTCCATTTATTGAACCTATAGTTCCCATCAATGCAGCACCCATTGGACTGAAATCTCTACCACCCCAAGATGCACTATAATTTCCGCTAACATCTTCGGGCATGTATAGACCGATGATTGGATAATCTGTTTTTGCCAAATTAGCTTCATTATATTTACTTAAAAACACATCATTTACAACTTGTTTATCTACTGCTCCAGGAGAAAAAGCACCTTTATACTGAAAAAATTGAAATTGAACCCAATCGCCAGATTGTTCTGCCAAATTATTGGGATATCTTAATGTGGATGTGTTTGTTGCCATTAACTTACTTCCGTGATGTCTGAAGGTTTACCATAACCTCTGATAACTCTTTTTGCTTTGATACGGTCTCCCCACTTCTCATTAGTTTCTGTCCACACATCAGATGATTTGTATGGCCTCAACACTCCACCTGTATTTTTGACAAAATGTTCGATAGGTAACGCGATAGCAGTATCCCATTCAGCAGAAGCAAGATCCAAAAGGAATCCGTCTACATGGTCTAGAATATATTTATGAATACATATGCGTGGAATATCTATTCTCCCCTGATGTAATTTTTCTATTACTAGAGGTCTTTTCTTTGGGTGTAAGTAGTGTAAATTTGCTGCGATAAAATATTCTGGTGTAGAGTGGAAGATATATGCTAATGGAAATTGATCATAGTAGGGAAGATACTTCATCTTTGCTTTGTATTCAAAGATAAACAATCGTCCTTGTTTAGCAAATCTTCTTAATCTATTTTCGTCTTGTTCGTCTTCTCCATCAATACGATCTTTCTTCTCGTCTCTTACTAAGTGTTCTGGATTTTGTTTCAAATCCATTACCATTGACTTCAGTGTTTGTCTATACCACTGCCAAGTTTGTTCTTCTTCGCCTGCTTTTTCTTTGATTTTTTCAAAGATAGTTTTATAATTTGGTTTGGTTGTTTTCTTTTCTTGAGCAAATCCTTTTGCCATATGTTATGCCCCCAAGTGATCTTCGGTGAGAATAAGGAATTCCATTTGTCTATCCGCACACCAGTCACTTGCAGCTTCCCATTTCGCTTTGTTTTTTAGGAACGTCAATACTTTATCTTTGTATACTTTTGTCTGCTTCTTTGAAGGAGGTGGAGGAACTGTTTGTTTTTTTGGTTTGACTTCAATGAGATACTTTTTGATTTCATTTGTTCTAGTTCTAATTTTGATATAGAAGTCTACATAATAACGATGAACCCTTCCATCAAGTGGAGAACGATAGGGTATTACTACTTCTTCACTGCCCCATTGCATCACGTTGGCATTACGATCACAGAAGACCATAAACTTTCTTTCCCAGAGGGAACGATAAACAATGTTCATCGGATTGCCTCTGTATTTGCTGGGATTTATTGGGCGATAGAATCCCGAGTAAGCCATAAATATAAATATAAAACTACTCAAGGATATTTAGAGTGGCAGCAACCAGTATAAAAAATATAGCTAAAATGCTGTCGCAAGGCGGTGGGATAGCATCTTCTAATATATTCAAAGTTACTTTTCTACCTAACGGGAGGAGTGTAAATAATAGAGTTTTTAATAATATCAAAGAAATTTTACCAGGATTTAATGAGGCAGAATTAGCAGGAGATGTGGTTGGAGCCAGTGCTGCTTCCTATATTTCGATGATGTGTGATGATGCCGTTTTACCTGGAGTTCAAGCAGCATCTGGTCAGATAAATGGTCTTTATACTGGGTCGGGAACTTATAACTACGCACACACAAGATTGTATAATGATTTAACATTGTCGTGGATATGTGATGCTAATATGACACCAGTTAAATTTTTAACTACTTGGTTTGATGCTATTTTTAATGAGTATAGTCCTGATGATAAAATAAGATACAGTCCAAAAAATCAAAAAGATTCTGGTGATGTAAAAAAAAGAGCAAGAAACAGATCGACAAGATTATCTTACCCAGATGATTACACATTAGACCTCACTATATTAAAAGCAGAAAAAGATTCTAGATCTGAAACTGGTAGACCAGCAATAAGATATTATTTTGATGGAATATATCCATATTCTATTGATAGTATTCCCTTATCTTTTGGTGCTTCTACGCTGGTTAAAGTAACTGCCAATTTTTATTATGAAAAATGGTATACTTATCACGTTGATCAATGGAGTCGTCAATCTTCCACATATAATGCTTGACCATAAATAAAATTACGAACATATAATTTCCTTTTGGAGTAATCATGCCTTTACCAAAACCACCAGTTCCTACATTTGAAACGAAAATTCCATCGAGTGGCAAGAAGATTCAATACAGACCATTCCTAGTTAAAGAAGAGAAAGTTCTTTTGATTGCTATGGAATCTCAGGATACCAAGCAAATTAAAGATGCTGTTGTTCAAGTTTTGAAGAATTGTATATTAACTAGAGGTCTCAAGCTTGAAATTTTGTCAATGTTTGATATTGAATATATCTTTTTGCGTATCAGATCTAAATCTGTTGGCGAAACTGTCGAGATGAAATTTATTTGCAAAGATGATGGCGAAACAGAAGTTGTTTATGAATTAAATTTGGATGAAGTTGAAGTTCAATTTCCAGAAGGTCACAGCAAAAAGATTGAGTTAGATGAAATATCAGGAATGGTTATGAAGTATCCTGGTTATGATCAGTTTGTTAAAACTCAACTACTCCAGAAAGAACCTTCCACTGCTGAAGTATTTGATATTGTTATTGATGCGGTTGATCAAATTTATCAGGGCGATGAGGTTTGGGATTCTAGTACAACATCTAGAAAAGAAATCATTGACTACGTTGAGGGTTTGACCACCAAGCAGTTTGAAAAGATTCAAGAATTCTTTGCAACTATGCCTAAACTATCCCACACTATTGAGATTACAAATCCAAATACTGGTGTGAAATCTGAGTACGAAATTGAGGGATTGGTAAATTTTTTCGCATAAGCCTATTTCATGAATCACTTGAGAACCATTACAGGTCCAATTTTAATTTGATGTATCATCATAAATTTTCCTTAACTGAATTGGAAAATATGATGCCATGGGAGAGGCAAGTATATATTGCGATGCTTAATCATTACATCGAAGAACAAAAGAAAAATAACCAGTAATGAGATACGGAAACATCATAAAATCATATGAAATACCATTCAAACAGTGGTCTCCTGCTCGTCAGGCACAGTGGAAGAATGGTATGCTCAAAAATCTCCTGGAAATTAACAGGGGAATTGTTGCTGTTTCTTATGGTGTTGAGTATGACCAAGTTACTCCTATTATATTTGGAGCATTAGGTAAGTCGGATAAAGAATTCCCAATCCCTCTCGATGGTACACTTTCTCCAACGGATTCACAGGGTTTACAGCAGGGGAAAGAGTATGCCTGTCTTCTCTGGGAGTATTTTGTTGGTGTTAATTTACTAGAAACACCAAAGGTTTTAGAACCACCAGCAAATCCACTAAACAATAATAACACTGAACCAGTAGTTAAAGAACCAGAGAAAGAAATTCTACCTCAACCAGTGAAGCAAGATGCTTCGCAGGAAGATGATGGCGAACAAGAAGAAAAAGAAACCATCAAGGAAGTTACAAAACTCACTGATGAGATAGACAAAGAAGACGATAAGAAATCTAGTCCCAAAGAAGAAGATAACGATAAAGATTTTGATAAAATTAGTGATGCTTTAAAAAATATTAAAGGATCTATAAGTTCGCAGGCATCTATTGTCACTGCAATCTCTAACACAAACTCTGGGTCTATACAAACCTTGGGATTGATTAAAGATATCTTCACTACTCAGAATGAACTTATTAAAAAACAGTTTGAAGATGAAGAGTCTAGACAAAATGAAGCTGCTGTAGAACAAAGCACTAAGAATAGTGGGTCAGTTAAATCAACATCCACTATGGACACTGGCAATGCTAGTGGAGAAATTATTAAAATAGATGGTGATGTATTAACTGTTAAACCAACAGAAGGATCTTTCCAAGAGGGTCAACAGATTTCTTCTGGCGGTGGTGGATTTGATTTGTTTGGAATGTTAAAAGGTATCGCAGGAAAATTTGGAAAGGGTAAAGGGGGTGGCGGTGGAGGAGGATCTCCAATTAAAATGTCAATGGGTGGATTTTTAAACACTGCATATCCTGCTATGGCCAAAGGAGGAATATCTCCAGGCATATATGATAAACCAACCAGAGGAAATCTAATGCCTGGTCAGGCAGTCATTCCTTTGAATAGAAATATAGGAAAGAATTTAGACCCTAGAAAAAAAGTATTAAACAAATCACAACCATTTGCTGATGTTATGCAGACACCAGTGAAAGCAATAGGTGCTGCTATCATTGCTACGGCTGGTAATTTTATCAGAGCACTTGGACCATTGGGTGGATTCTTTGCTCCCTATATTACTTCATTGATTACTCCAATGGGTCTCGTTTTAGGACTCAGCACTTCAGTAATTGAGAGTATTCTTGGTGGTCCAGCATATGCTGCTGCTTTGGATCAAGACAAACAACAGAATGTTTTTGCAAAGTTGTGGTCTGATTTGATGAAAGTATTTGGATTTAATTTTGATGCAGACAAAGAAGATAAAAAAGATAAAAAAAATAATACAAACAATAATATAACTGCTGATAATATAGATGGTACAACTGCTGAAAGAGCAGCAAAAGTTGCTACTCAATTAATGAGTTCTCTTGGATTGAAAGATTTTCAAGCAGCTGGTATTGTTGGCAACTTACTTGCTGAAAGTGGATTGGAAGCAGCAAGAGTTCAGAATACACCAGCTGGGCAGAAGGGATTGTTAAAAGTTGATGGTTATACTGGATATGGTTACGCACAATGGACTACTGTGGGCAGACAGAAAGGTTTGTGGGATTTTGCAAAATCAAAAGGAATAGATCCAGCAACTCAACCATTAACTGATGGCGTTAATCTTGGTTATTTGGTTAAAGAATTTAAAGAAAGTTATGGTAGTGTTCTGAGTAGTTTAAAATCATCTTCTTCTTTGTCTGAAGCATCCAATATTGTATTGAAAGATTTTGAAGCTCCAGCAGATTCAGGACCATCTGTACAAACCGTTAGAGCAAGCAAAGGTAAAGCAGTATTAGATAAAATGTCTGCCGAATCTGGGGGAATGTTCAACTCTCCATATTCTGGTGATGCTTTTACTTTAAGTGGACCTAATAGTGGATATGATGTGCCTGCCTTAGGTATAGAAATGCATGGCAAAGAAATTGTAGTTCCTAATGAATATGAAAATGGATTCACTGTTCTGCCTGTAGAAAATAATAGGTTCAGTTTAAAAAATGACCCTCTACACACTCTAATGCAGTGGAAAAATATCTTTTCTAGCAAATCAAAACCAGTTGATCCTGGTATTGGTTCCCGACCAAAATTTGCAGCAGGTGGTAAGGTTACTTTATATGCTGGTCATGCTGATATGACATCAGATTCTCCAGGTGGAAAGGGAACTAATGGTGGAGCAGATGGAGGAGCTCCAAAGATTGCGGATGCTTCTGGGTATTTTACAACAGAAGCATATCTAAATGATAAGATTGCTGCTGCAGCTGCTGCTAAATCAGGTGG